TTCTAACGCTGTGACGGCTTCACCTAACTTGACTGGTTGCATGTTCATTATTTCTTTTTCAACCAGTTGTAACGTTGCTAAATGTGAACGGGAACACTTTTTCATTGCTTCCTGAATAATCTTCAGGGCTTCAAATTTTTTAATGTACTCAGTCATTTTTCGTCCACTCTCTGCTTGCCTGTGCATCTAAAACTCGCATTTGCAATTTGATTGAATTGATTTTGTTTTCCAGCATCTTATATCGGCTTTCGCATATATCGCGTTTTTGGCGCAATTCAGCGACTTCTGAATGTCCCTTGATAAAAGTACTTATCATGGTTACAGGCACGCCCTGTGCGCGTTCTATTAGCGCCTGAGAACGCAATTTGATTTGATAGTTGGCTTCACTATTTGCTAACTCAATTCCAGCTTTATAAAAATCCTCGATTGTAGCGTTTAATGTATTGGCTAGTTTTTCTATTTCTAGCCACATATCATAGTCTTTATTCATAGGTAGTTTTTATGAAATACCTCCATAAACTTTTCGTGTCCATACAACTTTTCAAATGCTTCTTGTGCCTTGCGTTGTAATGCATAGCGCAATGACGGCTTTGTTGTATGTAATGCATTGTGTACTTCAGGATTTAGCCATACCCAAAGCCCCCATTCATCACACTTCTTGCGATTTGCTGTGCCGCATATGCAATGATGTAAGCACACGTTATATGATCCTGTGATAAAGCATTTCTTCTCAGTCTGAAGAATGCTATCAGTACGATGTTTCACTGTCTGTCACCACCTTTAAGAGTTCTGCTTCGTCCAGCAATTCAACTTCATACAACTGCCCTAAGTCTTTCTTAGGAAGCCACACACAATAGGCTTTTTCTATCTTTTCGCCTGTCATTTGTTCATACGCCATTTTGTATAGCGTTAGCTGGTAACTGAGATATAACGGGTGATATTGATATGTTGTTTTAATGTCTATGATTGCATGTTTGCCGTCCACCGTCCCGATCATGTCATATGTGCCGCAATACAAAGGGTTTCCGTCATGGTAATAAACCATAGGCTGTTCGCATGCGTGTATGTTGATACTGTTTTCTTCCTGAAGCGTTTTGAAGCGTTTTAATGCTATGCTTTCGTAAGAATGAGTATTGTATCGTCCGTCCACGTTTTCGCCCAAGGAATAGCGTTCTATTAGGTCGTGGACTGTGTTTCCATAATCTGCTTTAGCGTTGAGGATATATTGAGGGATATTTGAGTACATATCCCCCATAAGTCCTCTAATTATCTGTGTAGCAGACGGTGTAATAACGCCGTCCACTAAGTACACGTGATAATCAGGTATGAATTCAATCATTTATAGGTAAGTTGGACACTTGCCTTTACTTCGCTTGTCTTTGTGTAAAGGTCATAGATGCCCTCTTCTTTCATCTTGGCTGTATCAACGGAAACACGCTGTGTAGGTGCAACATAAGAGATTTTGACATCGTCATTTTCAAATGACTTGATGCCGTTTTCTTCCATTGCCTTTTGAATTGCTTGCTTGATTTCCTTTTCCTGATTGTCCATTTCTTGCTTGGTGATTTGGAATTCTTTCAACTTCTGCAACGCAAATCGTACGGCTTCAGGTAGTTCGATTTGGTTTTCAACGATTTTGATTTCATTATTCATTAGGTGTTACCTCTGCTTTCTTTTCTTTTCCAAATGTTTTAATTGCATCGCTTGCTTGTTGCATTGTTAGGTCTTTGATTTCTTGAACATGGTAATAGTCAAGCATCTTCTTCACACGCTCAGGATCTTGCTGTGCAATAATCTTTAATTGCCCTTGTGTTGCCATTTGTTTTTTCGTTGTTGTTTCTCTTTCGTTAGCAGGAATAGCATCTTGTGCATCGTTCTCAGCGATTTCCATTGCTTCTAGCCATAAGTAACGGCGCATGTATGTATGTTTTGCGCCTAACATCTGAATAGGTGTAGCGCCTTTCATTCCAGCTTCTGCCGTGCTTGCTTCAAATCTGATTGTTTCTTCAGGGTTGTCAGCATTCACAATGTCAAGAAATGCCGTTTCCACACCTAATTCACTAACTTTGATGTTGAATATTGAAATAAGGTTTAATTCCTTGAAAATCTTGTTTATCTCACCAATAAAATCATTCAATTCAAAATATGAATATCCAGCGTATTTATTTACGCCCGATTTCTTAAGTGGACGATTGCCTAATTCAGCACGTGCAATCGCTAGCTTTTGATAAATGTTCATTTTGCTATAGTCTTTCTTTTCTGCTTTTACTTCTTTCTTTGGTTCTGCTTTTGTTGTAGGCTTGCTTTCTGATTGCAAGAAAATTGTATCTTCCATGTTTTCCTCCTAAATTTTCTTAAGAACATCACGGATAATTGCTTTCCATGAGTCCATCGCAACGTTTACTTTGATTTCATAATCGCCGTTATATGTTACTGTTACTGTTTCGGCGGCTTCTCTAAATTCTTTATCTCTTTCATCCCAGTTGATTTTTACCGATTTAATTTTGCTATCTGCCGCCTTTAGCACTGTTTCAAGTGCAAATTCAAACTCTCTTCTTTGATTATCTGTTTTCATTTTTGCCCTCATGTACTGGTAAGCGTTTGACTTGATCTAACTTGTCATAGGTCAGCAGCTTATGGCTTAGTTCGATATTTACTTCAAACGCCTTTTGGTTAAGTTCTGCCAACTTGCTGATTTTGCTTTGTAACTCTTCCAACTGTCTTTCATATCGCTTAGTTTCTTCGACTAGCATGCGATTTTGTTCTTTCAGCCGGTTATATCTTGCTTGTAAATCCATTTCTTTTACCCTCCCAATCCACTTTTCTAATGTGTTTTGGCTTTTTCTGTGGTTTTTCGTATTTGTTGTTGAATTCAGGATTGCCAAGTTTAACTATTTCAATCTTCTTCATGGTCTATTTCCTCGACTTCTTCCACGTCTTCACTGTCGCAATATGGACATGTTCTATACTCTCTGTATGAGTAGTCCATATAGCCATAGTGGCTGTTCATGTCATCGTCATTGAATATCCGTTGGCAATGGTTGCAAATCATCTTCATAGCCTTACTCAGCCATTTCTTCAGCCGTCAAAGGACGTTGTGAATATGAGTATTGAAGTACAGCGTTTACTAACATGTATGCGATGAATGCAAGCCCTAGAAACACGGCTAATGTTGCTTTAATTGTGTTTTTGATTGTCTTCATGGTTAGTTCATCTTCTTTCCAAACGCCTTTTTTAGTACATCTTCCGTACGTGTTCTAACGTCCTCATTCGACGTCAAACTCTCTTCAAGTTCTTCAGCGCTTTCAAAATCTTGTCTTTCGACATCTGAAATTATTTCTATTAAATCCGCCATTTGTTCAACTTCAGGATTTCTCTTAATAAACTCTCTAATCGACACAAGTTCTTGTGCTAAATCAAGCACTGTTCCTCTTGCTTGGAGTGTAACTTCTCCACCGTGATTTTCTACTTTAATCATTTTTTGTTTTCTCTCTTTCTGTGTTAGAATTTGAGTGATAGTTTTGGTCTATCACTTGGCGCTGTCCTTTGCTGTAGGTGCGCCATTTTTCTTTTTCCACTCTTCATATCTTGCTTTGAATTCGGGTTCGTTCTGTTTTTCGTTGAGCGCCTGTAATGCAAGATAGTTGAGTGAATTTAAATCAGTTTTTTTGATTGCCATAATCTTGTAAAACCTTATTGATGAAGTACACTTGCCCTTTGCCAGTAACTCTCGTTGTACGTGTTACTTTTGGATCATGTCCACTTCTCTGTACGGTTCTTTCAATTACTTCAAACAACTTCATTTCCATGCTCTTCTGTGTAGGCTCGCATGAGTGTTTGAAGATATACCCGTTATCTCTTAACCATGTCCATAGGCGATTACCACCAATCTTTACGCCATTTTGGCAAATCAACTTCGCAAGGTCATAAACAAGTATGCTTGTGTCAGATTGTGCAACGGCATCAGCAAATAAGGCTTTAGGCTTCATTTCCTTATTTTCGATTTCCAGTGTAGCGATTGTCTTATGTGCAATCTCTAGCGCCCTTGCCATTACTTTTTCAGGGCTATTCCATTCTTTTTCGACTTGGATAAAATACTTTCTTACTTCCTTGCCCTTTTCAGTACGTTGTAACATTGCGATTTCTTTCGCCATATCTACTGTGATTTGTGCATCTTGTGAAGGTCTTCCACCAGTACTTTCGGACAAAAATGTCGTAAAGTCTTTTTGTGCTTCAAAACCGTATTCACACATTCTTGTAAACCAGTGATTGAAGTCTGTACTTACTTCTAATGCTTTGTGTAAATCTCTTGCCGATACTGTGATGCGTTCTGCATCTGAAGTATCGATTTTTAATAATTCGTTCATACTTTCCTTTCTAACCTCCTATAATTGAAACGAAAGGAGGTGAATAATATCGCTAGAGCTAATGTGAAAGTTATTAGTCAATCTTCAACTGGATTGAATACAAAAGT